CTCAAGGGCTGTGTGTCGGAAAGTGTTGGAGGTATTGTGAATGAATTATTCAAGAAAATATACATGTAAACTATGTAAAGAAACATTTCAGGGCTTTGGACATATGTTATCTAAAGGTGGTTATTGTTGTGATAAGTGTAATCTTACAAAAGTATTACCGGCTAGATTTAAAGGTGAGCATTTATGAGTGATTATAATAACATTAAGTGTGAACATATAGATGAATTGATTACAGAAAACATATCAGACGGAAGTTACGATGATGGTTGTTGGTTGATAAATAGCGTTGTTTGTTCTTATTGTGATAAAGTTTATGACATTACCTTAGCGTTAGATTCAATGGAGGAAAGTTAATGAAACTAATAATAGATAGTAGAGAAAATTCAGAACTTACAGAGAAAGTAATTGAAAAGGCTCAAGAGTATAATATACAATATGAAAAGCAGTTTATAGAGATTGGAGATTATGTTTTCAATGACGTTTGTTTTGAAGCCAAGTCATCCTTTGATTTCCTACAATCTATTGTAAATAATAGGTTGTGGAATCAAATGGATAATATGGACAGAGCATTTACAAACAACCTAGTTATTGTCTACGGTTCTTTCGATGCCGCATTCAAGAAACATTCTTCATATAGTAAATCAACGATGCACAAAGCAACTCAAAGAGTTATACTAAAGAAAAAGTTCTATGGGTCAATGGGTAAAATTATACTCGACACCGATTGTGCTTTACTTTGGTTTAAGGATGCATCAACGGCGGCTGATATGATAGCCATTGTATGTAAAATGCAACCACATGATAGGGAGGTTTATACTCCTAAATTAGTTAAAAGAAGAAAGATTAGTACAGCAGACTTGCGACTTGATGTACTAACCATGATAAAAGGGTTAAGTGAGAAGAAAGCCAAGATGCTTTTAGTAGAATTTGGTTCTATTATGGAAATAGGTGAAGCAACGTCTAACGAATTGTGTGCGTTAGATGGAATAGGTAAAGTACTAGCAAAAAGAGTACATGACACACTAAATAAAGAAGATAAAATGGAGTTATAATATGAATAAGAAAGAAGATGAATTAATAATAGGTGAAAATCCTGAAATGGAAGCCGAAATAGATAGAATGTACTACGAGTCTCTAGAAGAAGGTAGAGAATACACTAAAACTAGTAAAATACCTAAAGTTGTAGAGAAATATGTAACAAGTGCAGTAGAAGTTTCGCTAAACAACGAAGTTCCTGCAATGTTGTCGTATTATAATTTGCTAGGACAGATATGTAAAGACTTTGTATGTATTCCATCAGGTAGAAGAAGAATAGATACTAGATTACAAATTATTTGGTTGCAAACTAGCGGTACAGGGAAGACTGAAATGTATAATTTCTTTGGGCCAATAACAAAGGAAGTGTTTAGACAATTAAATGAACGGTTTCCATTAGATGTTGCAGAAGAGAACAACAGTTCCAATTTTCACTTTAGTAGAACAGGTACAGGATTTACTGTTGCAGAGATAAAAGATATTACTGATGCCGGTTTAATTGGTTCAATGACTACCGAAGAAGAAATGGTTGTTGACGATGAGACAGGTAGAGAAAGAAGGGTGGAAGTTCCTATACAATTATATGGTGAATTAGAAGGTGGTGGCCTATTAGTTTATGATGAGTTTGCAGATTCAGGTATATTCAAACAAAGTCAACATCAAAACAAAGTTATTTTATATATTAATACTTTCATGAATACTCTTTGGGGTCAAAATTGGGTAATAACAAAAAGACTACTAAAGGGTGGGCTAATGGAATGTAGAAGTACGCGCTCAATGTGGGCTACTTCATACATACCAAAATCATTGCCTCATGCTATTACTGAAACAGGTGCAATGCAACGTTCTTTAATCTACATTAGAGAAGTTCCAATTAGTGAGCAGAATTATGTTAGGAATAAAATAGCAGATTCTTACGGTGTTATAGAAGATGCTGACACTCCTATTGCCGGATTCGCAGGTTCTTTTGTTAAGATATTTGAGACACTTAAACAGCACTATGAAGAAACAGGAGAAGACCCTTTGAGAACAATTACCTTTGGTAAAGGTTTCAATGATGCTGTTAAGAATGAAACTTGGAAGTTCCAAAACTTCGTTCAAGGTAGCAGACCTGCGGTTATGGAAATAGCGAACAATTTCATTACTAGAATGCAAGGTATGATGGTTAAACTAGCAGTACTGTCTTGTATTGCTGAATCAGGAACTACTATCAGAAAGAAAGAAAACCGCTTTATTGTAACAGAACGACATGTTACCCAAGGTGCTTATATTACACGGCAGTGTTATAAATCGCTTGTATCGTGGCTTGACTTAGCACTTAAGGCAGACCACAACAGTATTCAAGATAGAGCAAAGGTAGGAGAGTTCAAAAAAGCGTTTAATGATTTGGCTAAAACACCAAATGCTAGGACGATTGATGACGAAAAATGGGTGAATAAAACTATTATGATAGCACTCGTTATGAAAACAACAAGAAGAGGACAAGCCCAAGTATATAGAAACTACAAAGAAATATCGGAGAACTTTGACGAAAGAAGAGTAGGCAGATATGGATATGTAAAATTAAAAGGAGTGATGAAAAATGAGTAGTAAAACAACATATGAAAACCAATTTTTGGTATTTGACGTAAGAGATGGCCCAAAGACGATTATAGAACAACTTAATGCCTTTGGTCAAGATGGTTGGGTATTATCCACCATGCTGAATGTAGGAGATACGCAGATTGTTGCGTTCCTAGCAAGAGGGATTGTAAAAGAATCTCCTAACCCAAAGAACTCAGAAGCACAAAAGATTGCTTCGCTTTGGACTTTAGGCGATAAGACAACTAAGGATGAAGAGTAAATGAGTTCTGTTTTAGCAATTGACTTAGAAACTAAAAACTTCTCGTATGAAATAGGTGGTTGGGATAATACCCACATGTTTTTAGTATCAACAGTTTGTACATGGGATGGAGATAAAGGTACAATATACATAGATAAGTCTGTTGATAACTTAACTAAAAGCAACGTACAAGTTAAACCCTTGGCACAACTTAAGTTTGATTTAGATGACCATTATCAAGCGGGTGGTATATTACTAGGACACAATATACGAAACTTTGACTTGCCTGTATTAAAAAATGCAATGGATATATATTGTATTAAGAACTATCTTGATAGTAAATCATATATTGATACAAGTGCAATTCTTTCTAAAGAACATAAAGAGAGATACAGTTTGAATAATTTAGTTCAACACACTCTTGGTACTGAGAAATTAATGGACAGTGCAGACGCTCCCATAGTTTGGAAAGCGGGTGGTTATTCTGAAGTAGCAAAATACTGTCTAAGTGATTGTGAATTAGTCTATGACCTATGGAAATATGGGGTTGACAACAAAATGGTTAAAGGTTTCTCCCTAGAGGAAGAAGTAGTAAAGGACTTGGAGGTGGCGTGGTAAATGGATACTTTTGAGGTAATTGCATGGTTTGTGTTTGTTCTTATTGTGTCATTATTGTTCTTTGCAGCATTCGGAAATAGTAAATATACCGAAAGTAGCATTGATGAATATATGGATAAATTAATTTCAGAGGAACGAGGCAGAGGAAATGGCCCTTCGTGAAATTTGTAAATATTGCAAGCAAACAACAATAGCAAGACGCATTAAAGGCGTTTATGTCGGTAGTCTTGATGAAATCAAGATATGGCAATGTAGAGAATGTAAAGCATTATGGTCGGATAATTAATTCCGGCCATAGTGCCTCTTTTTTTATCGCAAAAATATCATTCGGGAACAAAAGCATACTCTCTATTATTTTATTAATAGAAATAAACTTTTATTTTGTAAAAAGTAAATACGACCCCTTCCGACCCCTTCCGGTTTCGCCTCGGCAGAAACTTTTCAAAACATACCGTTTATTTGTATTATCTACACAATGTAGATTAACTACTTAGTGTTAGAACTACACTAGAGAGTATAGGCACTATGGACATAGATTATTGGGAAGCACAAATAGAAGCCTTTGAGATTCATTTTAAGAAACCTGTTTGGCGAGATTATTTAGAAACTCAACGAACTTTGTTGGACAAAGTATTCTCTGATAGTAATTGATGTGGTAAAATGGATAGTTGGATTAGTATGATACTAAGTTTATTTGAATGGGATGATGAATGATGGAAGGCTACAATAACTTTTGGACTTGGATAGCCAAAAAATTAGGTATGTTAATCTAACAATCTACGCCTTCGGTAAAACCATCTTTAGTTTTCAAATCAATATAGCATTGTTTCAGTATATTGATTAGTCCTCTGTCATCCACTCTAGTTGGTTAGGCATCTCTAGTTCATCTATCGTATCATAGTCTTGTGGTAAATCCCTTAGAGTCTGTCGATAAGCCAAAAGTTCGGTTTGCCTTTCGTCAGATAATAAAGCAAATCTGTCACTTATCATGTATTTGTCAGACATAGACAATTGCATGTCTCTCATCCCTCTTACTTCATCCCACGTCATGTGGTCATCTGCATCTACTCTTACTCCGTTTACATATAGTTCTACCATTTCTTCACCTCAACTCAACCCGTCACATAATAATTTTACATTGGGATAATTTATATTATAATAGTCTTGAAATCCTTGATAAATATATGTGGCGCTTGCATTCCCACCATCATCTACATCGAATGGATTTGGGGGTGTCCAAGACCCGTCGTTTTTACCACTGGCGTTATAGGCCCATGTTGTCAACCATTGACCATCGGTATAGTTTGGATTGTAAGAAGATTGGGCTGGATTTATCTTATATCCATTTGCTGCGAAGCCTGTGCTTTGCCCACCTAATCTAAATAATCGTGGTATTAACCTATGATTGTAACTCCAACTACCCCATATTGTTGCGCTGACACTTGCAGTGGTGATACACCAATAGTGGCCTTTTGATAATGATAATGAAGAAACGGCTGTACCCGATGCATTGTATATTTTTGCGTCAGTATTAGTAGTCATGTCTCCAACTCCTTGATTGCTTATAGCGACAGAAGAATAGTAAACATACCCACTTGATGCACCGTTTGGATTTTCTAGGACTATGTAGCCGACCAATGCATTTGGAAAGTTTCTAACATTCGCCGCATCATCTGCCCCATTATCTGCTTCATAAAAACACAAATAGCAATAGTCGTCACCTGAGTTCGTAGACGCATTATAGCATTGATACTGAAAGCCTCTTATTACTGTGTCTTCGGAAATATACATTGGTAACATTTCAGCATTCCCACCGTAATTTTTAGCACTACCACTCCACGCTTCATCTGATGCCCAAGGTTGTATGGCTCTATATTTTGTTCCATCTGTGTGAATATAATTGTCTACTGAGCCGTCGGATGCTTGAATGTGTGGCGACCCTTTAGCATTTATTAGAGCGTCAATGTGGTCGGTAGCCATAAGGTAATCATCACTATCAACCAAAGTATCACTAGCGCCTAAGATACCTGAAATTGTCTTGTTACCAATCACCAAACTGTTTGGATGAAACGTTTCTGTTCTAAATCCTTTTAATCCCATTATATCACCTACAACATTAAAAATGCCATCTCATATGGCCCTTTTGCCGTATCTATTTTCCATTGTGTAGCATCCGTAAAACTGGCCGGAGGAGTCCAAGACGAAGAGTCGGGGCTTAAAGCACTGGTGTCATAATAGATTCCAGTGGCAGTTCTACCGAAACTTACCCCCGCATAACCCATTGTCAGACCTTGCCCTCCACCGGCATAGGCCCATCTTGATTCATTAGGGTTTCTATTTTGAATCATAGCGTAACTATTCGTTCCACCTTGATTCTGCTGTGCATGTATAGAAAACCAATACATCCCCACTGGGATAGTGACTTGCCCATTGACGTGTGAGGCATTGTAAACAACACCATCGTTTCCATCATCAACAAATATTTGGCAACTGTTGAGTGATGGGTTACTGCTAAATGTTGCTTTGACGTAAGCAACTAATGCTGACGGCCCGTTAGAAACGCCGGAGATAGACTGTGTGTTCTGCCATATGCAAAACCAAAGTGGGCCACCATCCGAAACCGGAGAGACTTTCCAAGATACTCCTCTCAATGACATCTCTTGGTTATTGCAAAAAGGATAAAATCTAGGTGCAGAATAAAAATACGTGTTACCGGAAGCATTTGATGTACTGGGGTCATTATCAGAACCTTGAGCCGAACTAACAGAAGGGTCTATTGGAATATAATCTACGCCACTAGTGGTTAGAACTTCCCCCCATACCTTTTGATGAAACCCGACTGCTGATGAAACTGTGTCAACTCTATCTTGTGACATTTTCGCTGTTGGTATTCTGTCATCCGCCGCAGAAAAAGATTCAGTGGATAGCATGAAAGTACCTTGTGTTACATCGGTGACTCCCACACCTATTGAAGATAGAGTGGTACTTCCGCCTGTTCTAAAACCCTGTTCCCCCATCAACTATCATCTCCATAAAGTAAAACTCTAGTGTGCCAATAACCCCCAGTTCCGTTATTATCTGATGCTCTATCCCATTCACTCCAATTGCCCAAAGTAATACTTGCCGGGGGTGTAAAGGTACTACTAGTGGTCGGTTGCCAAGCACTTGCAGTGGATTTAAGTCCTATACGATTGCCTTGCTTCCCATTAGTTGTTTGTAACTGATACGGTGGTCTCCACGCTATACTGTCGCTCATTATAGAAGCAGCAGAATGGCAAGCGAAACCCACACTCGTTGATGGGCTGGCACTAGTGTAAGCATCAACATCCACTACCAAGATAAGCCAATACCAACCTGCTGTCAACGGTATACCGTCAACATTATCCCCATCGTCGTCGAATATATTACCGTCATCTCCATCGTCCAAGGCAGTGTTACTGAAATTAAGAAATGCGTTTTGGCTTAACGTACCTACGCTAACTTTCATCCAACCCTTTCTTGCACTAGGGTATCTTCTTTTTGTGCCGGTATAGTCGCCCGCAGTATAGAAACAAAAATATCTATTGTGAGCAGCAACCCCACCCGATGTTAACGCCCTACCGCCAAAAGCACAACCTGTTATGACTATATCGTGAGGAAAGTATATCGGAACTGCTTCCGCTCTTTTGGCTATCTGACCACGCCAATAAGAAGAAAAGTTTCCTTGTAATTGATAGTTAATACCCCTTACAGTCCCACTTGCGTGTTCTTTCCTTGTTGCGAACTTAATCGAAGGCCCAGCAGTAATACCGGCTGCGGTTTTAGTGTTCAGATGTGCGGTTGACGGGACTGCTGTTGCTGAACCATCCCACTGGTCGCTGTTCACATTTAACTTAGACATAGTACCGGTGGATGCGCCGACTTTCAATGAGTCTGTTGACACACTGTCTCCCTGAACTCTAAATGTTTGTTCTCCCATTTTTAATCACCTCATGGATGACATACTGCGTGTATGCTACCTGCTAATGTTCTTGTCGCGCCTTGTGTATTTTTGAATCTTATGCGAATATTACTACTATCAATATCTACCTCTATTGCACCAATCGCTGCTGCTCCATCGAAGATAATACCGTAATTACTGTAATTGGCGTTTGACCCATCGTAGTGTGCGATTGTTTCTTGAGTCTGCACTTCGTTAGATGAAGAATCTGTAATATGAATTGATGCTTTAACTGCTTTGAAAGTGGCGTGAGGTACTTCTAGTAATGTTATGTAACCATTGTTAGCCGTACTTATAGCAGACACTACATTACCTAATGTTTTAATTCCACTAGGAGTATGAGTTAAACCACCGTAGCCGCCTGTACCATCTACTGCTATTACGTCAGTTTGAGTACCGCCAATGGCGACATTCAAGAACATAGTACCATCGTGTGTACCGTTGCCAACGGTTGTGGATTCTTGTCTTATACTTCCGTATGCTCTAGCATTTCCGCCAGCATCTTCACCATTTAATTCTATTATACCTAATACATCGTCGATATCAGGGGAAGCAGAATTTCTATACAAAGTTAAAACAGGGCCATTAGTGGCATCTGATTCATTATCCACAAGTAACAATGTTTTAGTGGTGTCTGTATCGTCATTAATTATTGTAACTACACCGTTTGCAGGTAATGGTTGAGTACCTGTACCAACAATTAACGAGCCATCAATATCACCGTCACCGCTAATGTCTAAACTAGTTGCTTCTATTTCTCCTGATGCCTTGAAGGTGACACCATCCCCTGCCCCAACTCTGAATATCATTTGGTTGTCGGTAGCGAACTTAATTTGGTTATCAGCATCTCTACCAACAACTAAACCCGTGTTTAATACAGAAGTAATTGTGGTCTGTGCTGCGGTTATCGCAATATCGTTAGCGTTTGCAGTAATACCATTGCCTCCTATGACGTTTACAGTCGTGGATGATGATGTAAGACCTGTACCTGCTGTATCAAATCCACCTGCGGCATCTTCCCAAGCAACTCCTGAACCTGTCGAAGTCAACACCTGTCCATCAGAACCATATGAGTTTGCAATTTTTAATTTTGAATTGACTAAATCAATCGCACCATCTGAGTATATCTTTAGTCTTGGACTTCCACCTGTTCCTAAGAATATA